CGGCACTGTGAGAGTCACGTTGCCAAAACTGAATCCGGTCCCTCAATTGTTCGTGGCGTTTTGCCCTACGACGCCCTTGTTCATTGTGATCTATCGCGGACATGGCAGCGATTCCGAAGTGGTGGTTAATTTCACCGGGAGAGTGACGATCAACCGCTTCGGAGATTTTGGAGAGTTGAATTGCATTCCGGAAAGCGATGTCCTGAAGAACAACGTTCCGGCAGTGAAGTTCCAATCTCCCTGCAATCATTTCCTTTATGACGCAGGTTGCACAATCGACAAATCCCTTTTCAGAACGGGCGGAACGATTGCCACCATTAGCGCGGATGGAACGATAGTTACCGTCGCCGCGGCTGCTTCGCAAGTCGATAACTGGTTCACGGCGGGATACATAGAGATCGGCCAGCAGAGGCGGATGATCATGCTGCACAACGCTTCGACTCTTAACCTGCTCGCGCCATTGTTCGGAGTGAAGGTAGGCGATGCGGTGAGCATCTACGCGGGATGCATGAGGGACTTCCATACTTGCAAGTTGAAATTTAACAACACGGCGAACTTCCTGGGATTCCAGTGGATACCCGAGAAGAATCCGTTCAAAGACCCGTTCTCCTAGAGGCGATGCACGCATGGTTTTCTGGCTGATCATCGAACTCGTTTTGCTAGTCGCATCGACAGTGCTCACGGCGCTGCTCGCAAAATCGCCTGCGGGAAAGGCGAGTGCGCTGGGAGATTTCCAGGCACCGACCGCCGAGGAAGGACGAGTCATCCCGGTTGTATTCGGAACAGTCGAATGCAAAGGCCCAAACGTCACATGGTACGGCAACCTCAAAAGCACGGGCGTGCGCGTCGGATTCCTCTTCAAAAAAACCGTTGGCTATAAATATTTCATGGGCATCCACATGGTGCTCTGCCACGGTCCTATCGACGCCCTCGTTGCGGTGGGCTACGTACAGAATCAGAGTGGCGTTCATGTGGGCGACGGTCAAATCGTGGGCGTGTATGTTCCGCCTGCAGCTCATCCGCAGACCTGGACGCTCACATGCCTCAGCCCAGGCGTATTCGGCGTAGTTGGCTCAGTCAGCGGGACGCAGAGTCATGCGAACGTGGGCATTCAGTTTTCACATTCAGAGGTGGTCTTCACGATTGTGGCAGGACCGACGACGCCGTTCCAGGTAGGCGATCAATTCATTTTCGACACGGTATTCCCGTCCGGAATTTTCGCCAGCAGCAAGGCAGTGACCTACACCACAAGTGTTTCGATGAACGGAGCGCACGAGAATTTTATCGATATCGAGATGAACAGCCCCAAGCTGTTCGGCGGCGATCTCTCGGGCGGTGGTATCCAGGGCGGCGGCGCGTTCTATCGAGGATTGCAAACGTCACTCCCGAATGCGTACCTGAGCGCGCATTTGCCGGGAGTGAACGGAATAGCTCCCGCATATCTCGGCATCTGCCATTTCGTGATGAGGCAGGTGTACATCGGGACGCAGACCACGCTCAATGACATGAGTTTCGTAGTGCAGGTCTGTCCGGACCCGCTCTCGCAGGGCAATGGCAACATCAACGGCGATGCAAATCCAGCGTGGATGATCTGGATGTGGATGACGAACCAGGTGTACGGCCTGGGCGAACCCGCATTGAGGTTCAACCAAGCGAGCTTCATCGCGGCGGCGGCAACGCTCTTTACCGAAAAAATGGGAATGAGCACGATCACCGATTCCGAAACGAGCGCAGAGCAGACGATCAGTGAAATTCTGCGGCATATCGACGCTGTTCTGTATACCGATCCGGCGACCGGGCTGTGGACGTTGAATCTCGTGCGCAACGATTACGTTGTCGCTGATCTCCCCGAATTGACGCAAGACGACATATTGGAACCAGTAGAATTTTCCCGCGTTTCCTGGGAAGAAACACTCAACGAAGTAAAAGTGAAATATGTGGATCGCTCTCAGTTCTTCACTGAGCGCGTTGTGCAGGCGCACGAGTCAGCGAACCATGCCGTACGCGGGATGATTGGCAGCGCCACATTCGAATTTCACGGATTCAGCAATTCGACAAACGGGCAGTTCGCGGCAACGCGCGAGCTGAAGACGCATTCGTATCCCCTCGCACAATTGAAGGTGATCGCGAATCGAGTTGCATGGCGGTTCCGCATGGGCGGCGTCTTCAAACTGACATGGCCTGCCCTGGGCATTTCGCAAATGGTGGTGAGGATCTCCGCGATCAATTATGGCGCGTTGGAGAATGCGCGGATCGAGATCAATTGCGTCGAAGATATTTTCCAGATCACCAGCACCGGCTATCAACCACCAGGTTTTCCAGGTTGGCAAAATCCAGTAGGACCGCCCAGCCCGCCGTTCGATCAGGAGTTGATGGAGTTCCCTTATGCGCTCACAGCGCCAACGTCTGATCGCATTGTGATGGCAATGGCGGCGCGCGGTGATTTCCTCTCTGCGATCTTCAGCATCCTCTCAAGCGGGCAGGACGTTGCCGACGAACAGCCCTTCACGCCCTATGGTGTTCTGCAAAACGCATATCCGGCAAAAACGCCGATGGATGACGCGACCGGGTTCGTTTGCGCGGCCACGCCGTCGATTGATCTCGATACGCTCGGCGACATTGATCCCGCGTTCCGTTTACAGGGATTAAATATTTTCAAAATCGATTACGAGATCATGGCGTTCGCGACGATCACGTTCAACCTTGATGGGACTGTGGCGTTCGCGGGCGTGTTGCGTGGTCTGTATGACACGGTGCCACAAGATCATTCGGCGGGCGCAAAGGTGTGGTTCTTCAGCGAAGGCGCGGGCCAGGTCAATACGGTGGGATTTCCCGCTGATCTGACCCTCAGCGTGCAGTGCTTACCGAGTAATAACTATGGGGATGTTCCATCGGGCAGCGTGTCGCCAGTGGGATTAACGACCGCGAGCCGTGCGCAGCAACCCTATCCACCGGGCAATGCATTGATAAACGGCATCTCGTACCCGTCCACGATCCTGGGCGACGCGACGTTCACGTGGGCAGATCGGAACAGGATCGCCCAAGGGCAGGCGGGCGTTAAGCAGAGCGATAGCAGCATCGCGGGCGGAATCGAAGGCAATTACACGATTCAGGTTTTGATCAATGGCGGCGTGGTGCATACGCATACGGGCCTGACGGGAAACACATTCACGTACACATTAGCGGATCGTGTCGCAGACGATTCGAACGGTGCGCATATCACTGCGATCAGAATCATTCCCGTGAACGGATCGATTTCCGGAACGGTTAGAACCATGCCGTTCAACTTCACGGGCTTGGGTGTAGCTCTTGGCATGTTCCTTGGAGGAATTCAGCAATGAGTATTACGTTTGGGCCGAAACTCGGGCGCATCATCAATGGGATACAAGGCGAAAATCATTATGCAGCCCTCATGTCATTGTTCCGTTCGCTCGACCAGATGCCCTTCCTCACTGTCATAAACAGAACAACTACCGCGCCGCCAGGATCGCCCGCGAACGGTGATGCATACATCGTTGCAACTGGAGGAACCGGAGCATGGAACGGACACGATAAATCAGTTGCGGTGTGGACAACTGATAATGCCGCAGCTCCGTCCGGAGAGTGGGAGTTCTATGCGCCGAACACGGGATGGCTCTGCTATTCCGTCGCGGATGGCGCGTTCTATCTTTACAACGGCACCGCATGGGTTGCGGCGGCGGCGGCGATTGCAGGCGTCGAACTCACGGCGAACAAGGACCAGCCGAACGGATATCCATCCCTCGATAGTGGCGGGAAAATTCCCCTGGGCGAATTGCCTGCTGCCATCGTGGGCGCATTGCAGTACCAGGGCGTATGGAATGCATCGACGAACTCCCCGAGTCTCGCGAGCGGTGTAGGTACGAAAGGATTTTTTTATAAAGTCTCAGTTGCCGGAAGCACAACGCTTGACGGGAACACGGACTGGCACGTGGGCGATCTCGCGATCTTTGATGGAACGGTATGGGACAAAGTTGACAATTACGAAGCTGTCACCAGCGTGGCAGGCCGGACGGGAGTCATCGTACTCGCAGAGTCGGATATTACGGGCCTCGTTGCTGATCTCGCAGCCAAAGCGCCTCTCGTGTCGCCAGCATTGACAGGCGGAACGACGAC